TTTGAGGAAGTGTTGGGTTTATACCTGCAGCACTATTTTTATGTTGTTTTGTTATAACCAGATATGCTATGCTTGCACGTAAAGCTTCATAATGGTCATCGTCAACACCTAACTCCTTGAACATTTTTCGTGCTGTTTCCGTTTCAAAATATTTTAAAGATATTTCTGGTTCAGCCATTCCAAAAACAGTTTCACTTCCAGTGTACTCTGTTTTCATTTGTGATCTACCAAGCATGTCAGTTTGACCTGTATCTACTTGTTTAGTGTAGAACTTTGGTTTAGCACCTAGTTGTGCTTTCCCTTTTTCCATTATACCTTCTAAGAGATTAGATCTAACATAAGCAAGAACTTCATCTCTTGAAAAGTCGGAATGAGATTTTGTTATTCTGTCTACCACATCGTTAAGCTTTAGTAAGACTTGATCATCAATAACGTCTAAGCCTTGCATCCCCTGTGGTATATCGTCAAAAAATGCGTCAACAAACGCAGTTTTATTTTTAGGGTCAATGTTAAATTGCTGTTGCATTAACCCATCAAAAGTTGCATCTCTATTAATAGAAAGTTGTACTGTATCTCTTGCGTCTTTAGCTGCAGCGTTTAGTTTTCCAATTTCTGCATTGACGCTATTCCTTGCTTTACCATTTTTTTGCAGAAGATCAAATATATCAGTTTCCACTTTAGCTACTTCATCCAGATCGAGGAGTACAAATGATTTTCCATTAGCTTGTTGAAAAACAAGAGAGTTTTGCTCTGCTTTTAAGAATTATTTCTTCCCCTTTAAGGACAGTTTCATACAACGAACTTTCTTTTACTAATTGGCTAATTATTGATTTTGCGTACTCTACACCCTCTCTTCCTTGTTCTGTTGTTGGGTCAAGAAAGTATTTAGTTCTTTCACGTATATCTTGTGCTATTGTTAACTTTGTTCTTCCGTCAACTAATGCATTAAGGTTTAGATCGGCTCTAAGTAATCCAGTAGCAGGATCTAAGTATTCTGGAGGATATTGTTTAACACCGAATGCTCTTGATATTAAGGTAGTAAACTTTTCTCTAGCCTTATTTCTAACTACCGTGTCTTTATGGTGAATAGATTTTGCAAAAGATTGACCAAACTCCGTCTGATAAAAAACGTCTAAATCAAAAACTCCAGCTTCATTTCGGTAATTTCTTATAGATAGGGCTTCTAACAGATCACCTTTTCTTTTTCTGTTAAATATTTCTAGTTGTGCTTCAAGTCTCAATTCAGGTAGCATTTGTGCAACAGTTCGTGTTTCAGTTGTACCATTAGGGAGGGTTACTTCAATGTTTACATCAGCACCTTGAGTTTTTATATGGTTATCTATCATTTGTTCTAAAGATCTGAATGATGCATGCTGTGGACCAGAACCTTGCTTGACAACTCCTTTTGCATCCTTGTATTTATCAGCCATATCTCTTGCAAATATTCTCATATGTTCAAGGGCATCAAAACTAAATTCAATACCTTTAATTCTATCTAGATTAAGTATCTCGATTGCTTCATCGGTAATATCTTCCTTACCTTCTTCCATTGCCTTGAATATATCATCTCTATTTTTTGGGTCAGTTAAAAATTGATAAAAATGAATATCACTTACCTGCTCTTGAGGACCAATAGATTCTCCAAAATATCTTCGTATTTCAGGCTGAAAATCATATTTAATTGTAGAATACATATCCGACTCTATTAAGCCTTTATTGATAGCATTTTTAGCAGCAATGTTCATCTCCCTCACAAATCGTCTACCTTGTGCTGTCGAACTAAGACTACCATCTGGTATAAATGCTCGTAAATGTTTATCATCAAAACCATCGGTAAAGCTATACTTTGTATGCTTTTCTAATATTGTTTTAAATATTGCTGTTCCGTCTGTGCTTCCAAAACTTCTTAATGGTTCATATATTTTCTCCATTTTAGTATACTGGGAATCATCTAGAAGACTTAGTTTTTTATTAGTAACATTAGATAGAGTGTCTGCATTTTTTACAGATAATGTAAGGGCTGAAAAAGAGTTGTCTAAGTTCTTTAGTGCTGTAGTATGAAAGTTATCAATTTCTTTAGAAGCTGCTACTACTTCTGGTCTACTTAAAAATTCTTGAGTTAAATCTTTATCTTTGGACAGACCCAATTTTGATCTTTTTATCCATTGACTTTTTTGTAATTCACTGTGATACTTTAGTTGTTCTTTCCATTCTTTTTGATTCATTCTAAGGATTGCATCACTAGCAATAATATTACTTATATTTTCATAATCGCTAGTCACAAGTTTTGACAGAAATTCTTGGTGTTCTTTAGCACCAGCTATTAAATTTGCCTGTATATCAAAAATATTTTTAAATTCTAGATCGGCTTCTTTAGTCAGTTGCCCATTCTCTTTTAATGTAACAAGTTTTAATCTTAAATTATCCATAACTTTTGTGTACGCTGATATAGCTTTATCACCTTCATCCATGTACTTTAATGCCCCCATTAACGTAGGGGATGCTTTCATAATATCAGATAATGCCGTAGTAGTTGCTATTTTATGAGCCAAAGCTTGGAAGTGAAGTATACCACTCATTTGAGCAAAACTCATTCTAAGGTCGTTCTCAACCATCTTTCTTATGGATTCGTCAGGAATATGACGAGTCATAGATTCAATTTGCCTGTTTATTTCTTTTCCTCTAAGTTCAATTTCTTTACGTACTTCTGTAGGAAGTTGCAACAATTTTTGTTTTTGCCACTTTATCATGTTGTATTCATCGGCTGTAACAGGTCTTAATGCACCTGTAACAGGGTCGGTAAACTTTTCATTTATAATCATTTCATCGATACTACTAGGCAACTTAACTGATCTTAAAAACATAT